CTTAAATTCATTGAAATGGGTAACCAAGTTGTGCCAATCTAAGGAATGGGGGTTAATTCCTACGGCACACTCTGATGTTGCTCGCTGAGTACAAAAGAACCTCGTGTGAGTCAACCAAGCCTTACGAAGACACATTTGCGTACCTGTGTCTACGGCGAAAAAGGTCCTTACCTTCCCAAGATCGGCTTTAGTCTTGAGAGTTGGTTCTACTTTGGGAGTTGCATACACACACTCCCAGGACCTCTGTAAATTTTCCATCTTATTCCACCTACTCCTAAAGTCCTCCATAACAGTAGCGTCGAAGACCCACTGACCTTCTCTATCCTGCTGCGCATACTTAGATTTCGAACCGGAAAGATGTTTTCCCATAGAGGAACTCATCTTCATACCTCCTACATATCGTTTTCCTGGTATGCCATTTACTACTTCATCATCAGTCAGCGGTCGAATCTCTTCCCTCCATCTGACTTTGTCTTCTTCTAAGCTATCAAAAATCTGTCTCCTATAATCAGCTGAAGCCTTCTGTATTAGCAATGGTGATGGGCCTATTCCCTGCTTTAAATAGTTGGAAAGAAAGAGTCTGTTCGCATAATTCTTATCATTTCCATCCAATCCAAAAATGGGTGGTGCTACCCACGTGCATCCATGCTTAAAAACGCTCGCAACCTTCTCGCTTATCATCGTTTGAACAACCATGGGTTTGACCGTTCCACGAACAGAACATCTGCCAACCACACGCAAATTCTTAAGATCATCTGCAACATCAAATACGGGACTTTTGATGTGGTAGCCAGGCTCAAAAAGATCCTTCTTATAAGCTACAAGGTTGAAGCCTCCTTGTTTCACTATCATCCCTACATTCAGCTTCGCCACTGCTAAATTCAAATCATCACTTGAAACAAAGGCACTCACTCCGACTCGCCGTTGTGCGTTTCCTCCTAAATGAATTCCGATTATGTGCGAGAACTTCGTACTATCAGAAATCACAGGACTTCCACACAACCCCTTAAATGAGTCTGTAAGATACCTATGACCCAGAAATGACACACTTGGGTTTCTAGCAAACTCCTCAGAATCATTAAATGATTCCGGATCAAAATGCACATGAGAGGCCTTACATTCCTTCAACTCGCCTCCTGCTTTCCTAAAGATTATTGTAGCACCGGAAGACACAGTGTCTGGTGCATTTGGAAAATGATGTCTAATATCTCTAACGCCTCCAGTATTTGACACATTTACTGCGTACAAGTCCAAAGAGGCCACTTGCACAATATTAGACGTATCAATTACATGAGAGAACACAGCATTTCCGGGTACGGAAGAAGATAGAACTGACTTCCTGTAGAACTCAAAAACACTGCCTAGATGTTCATCCACAAAGTGCTTGGGTACAAGTATTACATTTGTGACCACCATAAGTGCATTGGTCACATAACTACCTACCCGTACATACAGAACATTCTTTGACAACGTGTTATTTAATTCTGATCTCGTAACTCTTGCTGTGGTCAAAGGACCATCAAATATCTTTTCTGCTCTCGTCGCATACCACGATTCCTTCTTATCCAAATCCTTTCGTCTCACATCT